ATGGAGTGCGTACACAGTTGGACGTCACCTCGGCCCCTGCAATCGCTGGGCAGACGGTGGGCATAGCTCAAAACCTGCCCGAGATGAAACAGATCGACTTCATCCTCGGCCTTCAGAAGATGTTCAATCTCGTCTTCGTGCCGGACAAAAACAAGCCGAACCATATCCTCGTCGAGCCTTTCAAAGACTACACCGCGACAGGAACCGCGAAGGATTGGACGGACCGCGTCGACTACGACATGGACGTCACCATCAAACCGACCACGGACCTCCAGAGCGCCCGCTACGATTGGAGCTTTCAAAGGGGGACCGACTTTGTCTCGGACATGATTCAAAAGAGCCTCGACCGCGTCTATGGCTCGTACCGTGTACTCGACCCCGAGAATGACTTCGCCACGGGGACCAAGACAATCGAGACCACGTTCGCCCAGTATATGACCTCCCTCATCCCGGGGTCAGGCTTCCCCATACACCGAAGCCTCAACGCCGACGGCTCGGTCATCGAAAAGCCGCTGCCGATGCTCGCGTACTGGCACGGCCTCTCCGATAACTTCGGCCCGTGGTATCTTTACGACGACTCCCGCGTGGCCCAAAATTTGACGGGCGGCTTCCCTTCGTTCTCTAATTATTCGAGCGACTTTGCGAGCGTCGACGACGACGACCTCAACTACGGGATGGAGACGCCTTTCTTCTCGATTGAGGCCAACCCCGCTAACACGCTCTACTTCAAATTCTGGGCGCAATACGTGGCCGAGCTTTACAGCCAAGAAGCGCGGATCCTTTCTTGTTCGATGCGGTTGTCTCGTGTCGACCTCGCCGACTTCGAGTTCTCCGACCGGATATTCATCAAAGACAGCTACTACCGCGTCAGGCGCATAAGCTACGACGCAAACATTGAGGGCGTGTGCTCGGTGGAGCTTATCAAAGAGCTCTCCGACATCGAAGTGTGTGAAGACACTCCGACCGGGTACTCGAACAGGTACAACTACGTCCTCTTTAACAATTCGACGGAAATCACGCCGGACTACGGCTCGAAGTCATGCTGCGAGCTCTACGGGTACAAATGGCTCAAGAATACCACGTCCCACGGATCCGTCACTCCGACCAACCTTTGCCGCCCACGCCTACAAACTACCCAACCACAATGAAAGACCCGAAGCATATCATGAGCGGGATCGCGTTCCTCCAGAACGCCAAAGTCAAAAAGAAGCTGCCCAAGTGGTTGTTCCCGCTTGATCTCATCCTATCCGTCGCTCTTGTGTGCGGCTGGTATGGTGGATTGTTTTACCTCACTTACACCCTCATCTCATGGCTCTAAAGCGTCAGGAAGTTATCATCGAATTCAACGCGGAAACGAACGAGGCCGTCTCGTCCGTTGAAGAGTTGGAGGGCTCCTATGGTCAACTCGAACAGAAAATCGAGGATGTCGCCAACGCACAAAAGAAGGAGGGACAAATCGCCAAGGACAGAGACAAGCAACGGAGCAAGGAGGCGGACAATATCAAGAAGACCGTCGACAAAATCGCCGAAGCTGAAAAAAAGCGGGCCGATATAGAACGGGGTGGCATCTCCGAACGCAGCGAAGGTTCTTCGCAGTATATCACCGACCTGAACGAAATCAATAGCAACCTCGGCAAAGTAACCGACGGACAGACGGGGTTCATTTCTACGGCGGTTCAGGGCTTCGATACACTGAAGCAAGGTATAACGAGCGCGAACGGTGGGTTCAGCTTGATGAAGACAGCCATCTCCGCCACGGGTATCGGCTTACTCGTCACGGCGGGTTTGGAGTTTTTGGACGTCGCTGTCAAGATTTACGACCACCTCAAGGACATGAGCGCCCGCCAAGCCTTGGAACGTCAACTCGAAACCCAAACAGAAATAACCGAACAAGCCCAAGAGCAACTTGAAATAGCTCAGGCGCGGGGCGCATCGACGTACAAAACGCTCCAACTACAAAGGCAAGCAATTCGAGCCGAACAAAAACAGCTCGAGGTTGAAATTGAATTAGCTGACACGCTTGACGACGAGGAACGTAGTATTGAAGCACAAAACCGACTCAAGGAGCTGCAACGTGCTTTGACGATTAACCAAATCAATGCGGAACAAGTTCTCGCCGACAGGTTGGAAGAATCTAGGCGGGCCGCTGACGATGACTACCGCGAAAGGGCGGAAAGGGCAGAGACGACCGCAGACGAAGAGGCGGCACTTGCGGATAACTTGGCGGCACAAGTTCCACTTCGTGACAAGCTCAATCAATACACAGAAAACGGCGCAAACCTTACCAAGGAACAATTAGCAGCTCAAGCAGAATCAAAGGTTTTGTCTGCTCAACTGGCCGTTTTGGAGGCTAAAACCGCTGAAGAAAGGACAATTGCAGCTAAGTTCCTTGAGTCCGCAATAGATGCGCAGGAACAAATCATGCTCGACCAAGCTGACTACCTCGCATTGTTGGAACAGCAGGTCACCCTCGAGGAAATCATTGAGAACTTCAAGACAGCCCAAAATCAGGCCGACAAGGAAGAGCTCGAACTAGCAGATGAACAAGACAAACGGGACGCCGAACGCATCGCCCGCCGTGGGGCTTTCCGCACATACGAGGAGGAGGAACGGAAGCAACTGCAAGTAGCACGGGAGCAACTCAACAAAGACCTCATCCTTGGCGAGCAAGCCATCACGGACAACTTCGAGACCGAGAGCGAGAAGCGCCGACGCATAAGGCAGGAGGAGTACGAGCTGTTCCGGGACTTTGTTTTGAAAGACGAAGAGACCATGCTCAACGCGGGCAAGCGCGGGTTGGAAATTCTGACCGACTTGAACGAAGCGTTCACCGGCGAAACGGAAGAGCAACAGAAAAAAGGCTTCGACAGGGCAAAAAGAATCCAAGCGGCTCAGACCTTGATCAACACATACGAAGCGACCATGGCCGCATATAAGAGCGTCGTGGGGACTCCTTTCGTCGGTCCGGCACTTGCTCCCATCGTAGCCGCTACGGTGGCAGCTACGGGCCTCAAAAACTACCGGAACATCCTCAACCAACAATACGAAGGAACGGGACCATCTCCAGACACCGGGAGCAACCCCATCCGAGACGTATCTGGCCCCTCAGCTCCTACCATCGACCTCTCTTTCTTAGGCCAAGGAGCGGGACAGGCAGAACCGATCCGAGCGTATGTCCTCGCCGAGAACGTGAGCAACGCACAACAAGCCAACCAAAAAATCCTAGATCAAACAACCCTCTGACCATGCGCATCGTAGAACTAATAATTGACGAGGAGGCCGAGCTGTACGGCATCGACGCAATCTCCCTCGTCGATCGTCCAGCCATCGAGCTCGACTTCGTCGCCTTAAAAGACGCCCGCGTCGACTTCGCACAAGTTGACGGAGACAAACGAATCCTAATTGGACCGGCCCTCGTACCCGACAAGCCTATCTTCCGAAAGAACGGCGACGACGAGTTCTACGTCTATTTCTCGAAGTCTACCGTCCGCAAGGCGGCGGAGCTTTACCTAAAGCACGGCAACCAGTCCAACCACACCCTCGAACACGAGCACAAAATCAACGGGCTCACCGTGGTCGAATCGTGGATGGTAGAAGACAAAGCCAAAGACAAATCCGCAATCTATGACCTCGACGTACCTGTGGGGACGTGGATGGTAGCCGTCAAGGTGGAGAACGAGGCCATCTGGCAAGAATGGGTCAAGGAAGGCCGCGTCAAAGGTTTCTCGATCGAGGGATTCTTTGCCGATGCCACCGAGAGGAACAAAGAAGAGGAGATGCTTGCAGAGTTGGCCCGCGTCATTGTAAAAACGGACAAGCGAACCAAAAACGGGAAGCGTGTCATCATGGAAGCCTTCGACGACTATCCCGAGGCGGTACAGAACAACGCCAAGAAGGGACGCGAGTTGAACGAGAAACACGGCAACAAGTGCGCGACCCAAGTGGGAAAGGTGCGGAGTGCTCAGTTGGCAGCCGGTGAACCGGTAAGCCTTGAGACGGTGAAGCGGATGGTGTCATACCTCTCACGAGCCGAAGAATACTACGACCCAAACGACACGTCCGCGTGTGGGACTATCTCCTACCTTCTGTGGGGTGGCAAGGCGGGCCTCCGTTGGGCGAAGTCTAAGCTCAACGAACAGCTCATGGAAGCCCTGAAGGAAGTCCTCGAAGAGGGTGAGGGATGCGGTAATTCGTGCGGCTGTAAAAAAAGTTGACCCCAAACTTCAGAAACTACCCCCCGAAAAACTTATACAAAAAAAACCCCCCAAGACATGAGTATTTCTAAGCGGGTGCAGGACGTGTTCAACCGATTCAACGTGAACCTCACGGTGAACCGCACGGACCTCACCGAGGCCGCCCTTGAAAATGGGACGGTGATCTACACCGACGCGGACGCATTCGCCGAAGGTGTGGAGGTTTACATTATCAACGACGAAGGCGAGCGCATCCCGCTCCCTCCCGGTGACTACACGTTGGCGGACGGCTCCGTTCTTTCCATTGGAGAGGGTGGCGTTGTTTTGGCATTGACCCCAGCCGCCGAAGAAGCACCCGCAGAGGCTCCCGCCGAGGTTCCCGTTGCTGAACTCCAAGAAGAGGAGCTCGCATCCGAGGACAAGAAGGACGAGGAGGAGAAGGAGGAAATGGAAAACACGGCAATCACTCGCGAAGAGGTCGCCGTTATGATCGCGGAGGCAATCGCCGCTCTGTCTGATCCAAAAGCCGAAGAAGTAGCCGAAGAGGTTGCCGAGGCTGAAGGCGTCGAGGCTGAATTGTCAGCACTCAAGGCCGAACTTTCTGAAATGAAGAAGCAAGCAGCCGAAAAAGGTCTTGCTCATAAGGCTCCGACCCCAAAGGCGGAACCCATCAATCTCTCGAATTTATCAATCACGGAGCGCGTGCAAGCTCTCCACAATCAATTCTCTAAATAATGGCAAACGCTACCATCGCCGTCGGTACTTATGCAGGAGAAGCGGCACGTCCTTACGTTGCGGCCGCTGTCCTGAGCGCCGACACCATCGCCAACGGTTACGTAACTGTTCGCGAAAATGTCCATTCCAAGGCAGTCCTCCGGAAGTTCTCCGGCGTCGCTATCCAAGCGAACGACGACTGCGCGTTCTCAACTCCTTCTTCTGGTCAGTTGACCCTCGGAGAAGCCGTCCTCGAGTGCTCGGCCTTGAAGGTCAACGAGCAAGTCTGCAACGAAGACCTCCGCGCTACGTGGGAAGGTGCTCAAATGAGCGGACAAAACTCTTCGGCTCCCGCTGACTTCACCACGTTCGTCGCTCAATACGTAGCCGCTAAGACTGCGGAGGCCATCGAGCGCAACTTGTGGCAGGGTAACTACGACAGCACCGACGGAGGCACCGACGGAACGTACACCTCTTTCGACGGTATTTGCGCTAAGATTGTCGCAGGCACTCCCGGAGAGGAGGACTTGTTGACGGGTGCAACTACTTCCGCGAACATCTTGGCTCGTTTGAACGGCTTGGCAGTTCCTGCGGTTATCGCTGGCGACCCGAACACGAAGTTGTTCATGTCTCGCGCGATGAAGCAGTTGTACTACGAGGCCATCGCCGGCACCGCCGAGCTCACGTACCTCGCGGACGGTTTCGCTCAGAACTACAAAGGATACCAAATCATCACGCCCGCAGGTATGCCCGACGACACGTTCCTCTTCGCTCAGCGCGAGAACTTGTACTTCGGGACCGACTTGTTGACGGATCACATCAATGCCTCAGTCTTGAGCCTTCGCGAAGTGACCGGTGACGACGTGACGCGTGTCATCATGCAGTTCTCAGGAGGTACGCAAATCGTCGACCTCGACGCAATCGCAGTAGCTCGTCGCTCTAGCTAATTACTAACCGAGAGAAGGGGGGCCTTCGGGCTCCCCGGCTTCTCCCTAAACCTTAAAAACATGGCTTGTTCTCTTACTTTAGCCGGACGCGGTGTAGGGTGTAAGGATTCACTCGGTGGGATCAAACGCATCTACGTCGCCTCATGGTCCGAGGGTGTCTGGGAAGACATCGCCTCGGGTGAGGTTGCCGGTGTGACTGCCGCGACGACTTTCTATACCTACGACATGACGCGCGGATCCGGTTCCTTGAATCAGACAATCACGTCAGACCTCGCCGCAGGTACAGTCTACTTCGACCAAGTTTGCTCGGTGACTTTCAACAAAGCCGCCGCCGCTGACATCACCGAAATCTCGAACCTCGTGAAGGGTCGGATGGGTGTGTTGGTTGAAGACAACAACGGCAACTGGTTTGTCATGGGTCACGAAAACGGCGTTGAAGTCTCCGGAGGTACTGCCCAGACGGGCACGGCTGCCGGCGACCAAAACGGTTTCACGTTGGAATTCAGCGCACAAGAAGTCTCTCCGGCTCCATTCTTGGCCTTGACCTCCGGCGCACCAACTGACACGGACATCACGATCACGGCTGCACCGTAAGTTCTGAAAATATCGGGCCCACCTTAGGCCGTTATTGTTACAAGGAGGGGAGGGCGTGGGCTCTCCCCTTTTTTATCTCCACGCATGATTCACCTCAACCCTAACGTTGCTTCCAACAGAGTCTACGTCACGCCCTTTGAGGCGCGTAAATTCCTGCCCGCGTTCACTCACTATCTCATGATTTGAAGAACAACGCAACAGAGGAAGAGTATGCTCTCGTTTTGAATGTCACAAAAGACAACGAACGATACACAGAGACCGTCGTAGGAAC